CGCACGAGCTGGAATTGTGGAACTGTTTCAGTTACTGGCCTAGTGTTACTTGCTTTGATTGGTTGGATGGTGTAAAGGGAAAATTCCTTGGTTTAAACAAAAAATTCTATCATGGTAAATATTTGTTTACTATTGATTGGGCTCACCCAGATGTTAATATCTTAGATGTCGAACATTCTGAAATACCTCAAGAACATAAGTGTGCACATATATTGGAGCTGGATAACGGTAATTTTGCAGCTCAGCCTAATAATCGTTGCCTGTGGCACATTAATAGCTATACTACTGATAACTCTTGGCCTGACTATAAAGTCCAAAATACTTATTGGGATGCGGAGGATAGTGGACATGTTACAGAAGATAGTGATAAAATGTTCTACGATATGGAAAAAATAAATGAGTAAAAAACCTCTCAACATCTCTGAAGAAGCAGCCGTGCAGATGCCTATGAAGACGGTTGCTAGTTTGATCGTCATCGTCGCTCTCGGCACCATGGGCTATTTTCAAATTATAGAACGTCTCAATGTTGCAGACACTCGTATACAGATCATGGAAAAAGATCTCGAAGAGAACACAGAGTTTAGAATTAAGTGGCCACGTGGACAACTAGGTTCATTGCCCGCAGATTCTGAGCAATTTATGATGATTGAAGATCTTTACAAGACCACGGATAAGCTTAACAAACACATAGAATCCATGGCACTAAATAAAGTAAACATAGAATTTTTAAGAAAACAAATGGATAAAGTTTTGTCTGATATTGAAAAATTAAAAGATGCAAATCGAGAAATAAAATACAATGGTAATGGTCAATGATTGAAGCTGTAATAGGATTACTTATGTTTGTAAATGGAGAAATTAAAGAGGCACGTTTGCAACCCTCAATGGCAATTTGTTTACGCGGTAAGCGTGAAGCTGAGAGACAGTACAATGAATCAGTGACTTACAAATGCTGGCGTGGAAAAGCAGAGTTAGAAGATAATATAGATGGAAGTAAAAGTATAAAAAAACTTATTATTGAGTAATGAAGCTTTTAATGATTGTTATTGTATCGGGAGGTTACATGTTAGAATCCATAGATGTACCAGATAACAAAAGTTGTGAACAAGTTTATAATGAACAGGTTGAGATTGTGCCAAATCCAAAGTATACTAATGGTAATGGAGAAAATTGGGTTGTAATTAAATGGGGCGATAAAAAAGTAATAGGGTATATTTGTAATGAATCTTAGTCGTAATTTCACTCTCTCAGAGCTTATTAAATCAGACACTGCAATACGTAGGGGCATCAATAATAATCCTAATGCAGAACAAATAGAAAAATTAAAATTATTGTGTGAAAATATTTTGCAACCGGTACGTGACCATTTTGGCAGAGTTAAGATTACAAGCGGTTTTCGTAGCAGTGAATTGTGTGTGGCCATCGGCAGCTCGGTTAACAGCCAGCATGCACGGGCCGAAGCAGCGGATTTTGAATGTATTGGCACAGACAATGCTGAATTAGCTGATTGGATCCATAAGAACCTTCAGTATGACCAGCTAATCCTTGAGTTCTATACTCCGGGTGAACCTAACAGCGGGTGGATTCATTGTAGCTGGATACCAGATCAACCTAGAGCATCTCGTTTACATGCATTCAAATCAGAGGGTAAAACAAAATATAAACCTATAATAGGAAGTGCAAAGGATATAGTATAATGCCAATAGGAAGATCACAAATGCCTAAACAGGTAGAAGGACAACTAAGAGGAGCTAGGAAAGGTAAAAATGATAAAAGGAGACAGCTCAGAATACGAGTTACTAAAAAAGTGGGCAAAAGGATTATCAAATCTAAATAACTATAAATTAAGTTGTGAGATTGGTGTAAGAGAGGGACTAGGATCTAAGATTATTCTTGATTCGTTACAACCTCATGAGCATTATGGTATAGATCCATACGGTAATTTAAAATATCAACACTATGACGATAGTCCAGCATACACTGCAGATTATACAGATGAAATGAAGGATCGTTTACAAAAAGATCTATCAAGCTATAAAAACTTTGAATTATTTGCAATCACTGATACTGATTTTATGAATATTTATCATCACTATAGCCCATACTGTTTTGTTCATTTCGATGGTCCACACATGACTAGAGATGTTTTGACTGAAGCTGTTTGGTTTGCAAATCGTGCAGGAACAAATTGTAGATTTGTTTTTGATGACTATCCTAAATATAATATGCCTTTAATACAGAGCGCTTTAGAGCCTTTTGGATTTAAGAAACTAGAGGCAGGAAAAAATAAGATATGTCTAGAAAAAAGAAGAAACAATCTATAAAAAATCCAGAAGCATATAACGTCAGGACTAGACGATTTCGTTCAAAAGTGGTACAATCAAAAAAACTTTATAACAGGAGCAACAATGACAAAATTATGTCCGAGAGGTAAGGCTGCGGCGAAGCGAAAATTTAAAGTGTACCCGTCAGCATATGCTAATGCCTACGCTAGTAAAATTTGTGCAGGAAAAATTAAAGATCCATCTGGTGTAAAAAGAAAAGATTTTAAAGGACCTAAACCTGCAGGAAAAGCAAAAGGCGGAATCATAGATACTACAAAATTTACTTATGTCTAAACAAGGAACATGTTGGGATGGATACATGCAAAAGGGCATGAAGAAAAAAGGTGGGAAGCTAGTTCCTAATTGTGTCCCAGCTATGAAGTCAGGTGGTCTGACAAAATGGTTTAATGAAAAATGGGTCGATATTGGCTCAAAAAAGAAAGGCGGAGGTTTTAAAGAATGTGGAAGAAAATCTGCAAGTGGATCAAAAAGAAAATACCCCAAATGCGTGCCTGCTGCAAAAGCCGCCCGTATGACAGAATCGCAAAGGCGTTCTGCTGTTGCAAGAAAGAGAAGTAAAGCTCAGGGTGTGGGGGGTAAACCTACAAATGTAAGCACCTTTGCAAAAAAGAACCAAGGTGGTATAATAGATTCAACAAAGTATAGAATTTTATAGGAGTTACTATGGCAAGAAAAGAAGGGCTTAGACCGATTGGAGATTCAATAAAAAAAATTATTGAAAAAATTCAAAAGGAGAGACGAGAAAGATTAAAAAAAGGTAAACCTATAAGAACTCAACCTAAATTACCTGGTCTTAAAAAAGGAGGAGACGTGCAAAAAATGATGAGTGGAGGTTTTGGAATTTTTTCAAAGAAAAAAGTTAAAGCTGATGAACCTGATAAAAAAGAATCTAATGAGGCAAAGAAAAAGAAAAGATTAGAGGAATTAAAAAAAGAAATTGATGGAATGAAAAAAGGTGGTTTAAAATCACCTAAGCCTGGTACTTATGAATATTATCTTTTAAATAGACCTAAGCATTCTCCTGCACCAATCAAACCACAGAAAATGGAAAAAGGAGGAAGAGTGAAAAAACCTATTAAAGTTAAAAAAATTGCAATCGGTATTGGGAAAGCAAAAGACTATCCCGGTATAAAAAAAATAATTGAAATGAATAAAAAAGGTAAAAAAAGATTTGCTGAAGGTGGTATGGTACCTAAAACACCTAAACAAAAAAAATTCGCAGCATTAGCTGAGCCTAGGGATAAAATTACCTATGCAGATAAAATCGCAGGTGCTACGGGTAAATCTAAAAAAATGAAACAAGGCGGTATGGTCAGAGGTGGCGGTGCAGCTATAAAAGGAAACAACTTTAAAGGAGTGTTTTAATGGATAAAATAAAACCTAAAAAGAAAATGGCTATGGGCAAAATGATGAAAGGCGGTGTAGCTAAGAAAAAAATGATGGGCGGTGGAATGTCCAAGAAAAAAATGATGGGTGGCGGAATGTCTAAAAAACCTATGTACATGAAAGGTGGCGTTGCAGAGGCTGCTCGAAAAATAAAAAATAAAAAATAGGAATATGTTTAAATGGCTACATCAGGAACTACAGCATTCGATTTATCAATTGATGATATCGTAGAAGAAGCGTATGAGAGATGTGGCCTTTCAACAAATTCTGGTTATGATTTAAAAAAGGCAAGACGTGGTTTAAATGTTTTGTTTTCAGAATGGGGAAACAGAGGTGTTCATCTCTGGAAAGTAGAAAAACAAGTTCAAGTATTAACAGCTGGTACAGCGACTTATACTACACCAACTTCAACTAATGATGTGTTAGAAGCATATGTTTCAACAGCTTCTGCGCCTGGTACAAATGTAACTGATGTAACTTTATCAAAAATAGATAGATCCACATACGCTGCTTTACCTAATAAAGGTGCAACAGGTCAACCATCACAATACTATGTTGATAGACAAACAACACCTACTATAACTCTATATTTAACACCTGATGCATCGACTTATACTCATCTTTGTTATTACACTTTGAATAGAATTGAAGATGCGGGAGCATACACAAACAATCCAGATATACCTTTTAGATTCTTACCTTGTATGATTTCAGGATTAGCTTTTTATTTATCTCAAAAGTATTCTCCTGAAAGAACACAATCTTTAAAATTATATTATGAGGATGAATTAAAATCC